GGACTTTGCCGAGATCGACGCGCCTCAAAATTGACGCCGCTGCGGCGCTTCCGATGCCTGTCGCCATCTGCGCGCGCCCGGATGCTGACGTCAAGACATTGTCGTCGATCGCCTTTCTGATCTCCGGCAGATACCCGTAGAACGCTTGCGCCAACCCGACGCGCCCGCCAACCTCGGCCTCGATCTTTTCCGCCGGGCCTCCCGGTATCGTTTCAAGCCGGCCCGGCGTGCCTTCCTGCGGACGCACCGCCCAGCGATAGCCCGCCGGCGGCTTGTCGCTCGGCTCGCCTGCCTTCCAGTCGACGACATTTCCGGCCGCATCCAGCGTGATCGACAAGGGAATGTCGGGCGCGACCTGTAGCTGTTGCCTGAACTGGCTGTCGGCCGCCACCGGCACGACGACACGCTGGTTGAGCGCAAAGTTAGCCGCCTGCTTTTCGATCTCGGACGGCTTCACGCCCGCAGCGAGCATTGTGTCGCGCATCTGCGGTGGCATGGCGAACTGCCGCGCTCCCATCGCCGCCGGCGCAGCGCCGGGGGCAGCAGGGGCGGTGCCAGGAACCGCGCCGGGGGCGGCCTGAAGGCGAGCGGCGGCCTCGCGCTGCATCTGCGCAGATCGCGAGATCTCATCGGCCTGCGCTTGGCTGAGCCTTCCCTCGGCGACCGCTCTGCTGACGTCGGCCTCAAGCTTGCGGCGCTGTAAATCGAGCGCCTCCGGCGACTGCGCGCGCCGCAGCTGCTCGAGTTGCAACCGCCTCGTCTCCGGCGCCTCCGGGTTGAGCGCGACCTCTTCGCGCTGCCGGGCCATGATCGACCGGATGGTCGGAGCGTCGAGACCGGACGGGTCGAAGCCGTATCGAGCGCGGAAATCGACAGGGTTCTGCGCCGCTTCAAGAAGCTGCCTGTCGCTGGCCGCCTGCGCGCGCCGCGTCTCGAATTGCTGCTGCATCAGGCGTCGCTGCGCTGCGTTGTAAACGTCGGTGCCGATTCCGCTGAATGCCGCGCCGGCTTGCCCGAGCAGCTGCGCGCGCTGAGCCGGCGCGATCGGCTGCCCAGCCGCGAGCAGCGACGCGCCCGCTCCCATCAGGGAGTTCAGCAGAGCCTGTCGGACGTCCGACTGCGGAACGCCGTAAACGGGGTGCATTGCGTTCGGGTCGGCGTATTGTCCGCCGCCCGTCACGAAATCGAGAATGCCGTTCATGGGGTCACCCTAAAATGCCGGGCATCGGCGCTTGCGTGACGCGGCGCGGCAACGTCATCGGACGCAGAGCCTGCTGTTGCGGCATGCGCGCCGCGCCGAGCGCCTGAACGCCCTGGAATGCGCGCATCGCCTGCGCCAGCTGCGCCTCGCGCATCTGCTGCTTCCGCAATTCCTCCGGGGTCATCGGAGATGCTGCCGGCAACAGGGACGACAGAAAATCAGGAACGATGTTCATCATCAGGAGCCTCTTAACGCCGTAAACAGCGACCCGACGCCGCCAAGGCCAAGGCCGAGCGCGCCAACGCCCTGCAGCAGAGCGCTGCCGCTTTGCGACGGCTGTTCGCTGATCGTCGTCGCCGGCGCGGGTATTCCGCCGGCAGCGGCCAGGAGCACATTAAGCGCCTGCGTCGGCGCCTGCTGCTGCGCGAGAAACGCAGCATACTGCGCGTCTAGCTCGCGCTGCGCTTGAGCTTGCTCGAGCGAGCCGCCCGAAACCATCGCCTGCGCGCGCTGAATATCCGCCGCCTGCTGCGTCGTCGCCAGCGCCGGCAGCAATTGCGCCGCGTCGGCCTGTTGACGCGCCGCCTGCAACGCCGCCGCCTGATTGCTCTGCTGCGCGGATAGAGATTGAGCGCCGCTTGTCGTCGCCGCTTGCAGCGCCGCCGCTTGATTGGCGGCGGCAGCGGCCTGCGCAAGTTGCGCGGTCGTCGTCCCCGCCTGAAGGCCCGCCTGCTGATTTGCGAGCGCGATCTGCTGCGCAAGTTGCGCAGAACTCGTTCCCGCCTGAAGACCTGCGGCTTGATTGGCGAGCGCCGCACGCATGGCAAGGTCGGCTTCAAGGCGCTGCGTTTCGATCGCCAGACGCTGCTGCTCAAGATCGCGCTGCTGCTGCATGCGCGCGTTTTCCATCGCCGCCTGCTGCTGCATCATCTGCTGCTGCAGGGCCGCCTGCTGCGCCGCTTGCTGGTTAGCGAGCGCCGTCGCTTGCTGCATGCGTGCGTTTTCGGCTGCAGCCGCCGCCGCCTGCTGCGCCTCGAACTGGCGCGCCTGCTGCACCATCTGCGCTTGCTGCGCCTCGGCCTGCGCGCGCAACTCCGCTTGTCGAGTCGATGCGCTTAGCCCGGTCTGCTGATTCGCGAGCGCCGCCGCCTGCGCAAGCTGCGCCGTCGTCGTGCCGGCCTGCAGGCCAAGCTCAGATCCGCGCGTGCTTGCCGCGAGGCTCGCAGCCTGATTGGCGAGCCCCGCCTGCTGCAGCGCCGCCTGATTGAGCCGCTGCGCTTCCATGCCGAGTTGAGCCGTCGTCGTCCCCGCCGTGAGCCCCGCCTGCTGATTGGCAAGCGCGGCCTGCAGCGCACGCTGCTGGTCGGCCTGCATGATACTGGCCGCCTGCGTGTACCCTTGAGCGCGCAGCTGCGCGGAGAGTTCAGCCGTTTGGCGCGCCGCTTCTGCCGCAGCGACGCCCTCGGCAAGCGCCTGCCGCGATCCGCCGAACCCGCCGGGCGTTCGTGCCGCCGTTGACCCGATCTGCGAGATCCCCGCCGCGAGCGCCCGCTGCTGCTGCGCGAGCGCAGCCTCTTCGACCTGCCGGAGATACGGGTTCATGTACTGGCCGATATCGCCCTGCAGAAAGTTCTGCGCGGCGACGCGCTCGGCCGCGACGGGGCCGACCCCGGCGACCTGAGCCGCCTGCGCACGCTCGAACGTAATTGGCGCCGGCGCTCCGACAGAAGACGGCGCGACCTCCCGGTATCCGATCTGATCGGGCGCGCCGATCGTCGCAGCCTGAAAGCCGCGAAACGCGTCGGGGGATATCTGCGCGGCGGCCGCTTGAGCGGCCGTCACCGGCGCGACGCTGATCGTCGGCGCGGGCGCGAGATCCCGTAGCGTGATTGCGCCGGGCGCCGCGACTTGCTGCGCGGCGATCGGCGGCAAAGCTGAAAGCTGCTGCGCCGACACCTGCGGCAGGCCCGAAATCTGCTGCGCGGTAATCGGTGCTGAAGTCACCGCAGGCGCTTGCGGCGCGTTCCGCGCGAGGGAGCTCAGCGTCTGGCGCGCCGTGCCGTAATCAGCCGCCTGCGCGGGCAATTGCGACAGGTTCTGGAGGCCCATCAGCTGAGACTGCTCAAGCCCCGCAACGCGCTCCATCGGATAAGGGGTGTACGGAGTCGCGGCGATTGATTGAGCGCGTTGAGCCGTATCCTCAAGGAAAGACGTCATCCATGCCGGATACTGCGTTTGCTGCGTAACTGTCTGCGTCCCGCCGCTACTCATAATTTCCACTCCATCGCAATCGCCGTCCGACGCCAGCCAGCATCTCTTAGCGGTCTCTCGAGGCCGGGCCTGACGACAGCCCGAACGCTATCGCATTGCGCGCGCCGCGCAACGGCGGCGAGATCCGCACGCAACCGCGCGACGCCGTCGAGCGTGCCGCCGACCCAATTTGCATTTAGCCAGCGCCGGCGCGGCGCCTGCAGGATCTCGGTGATCAGCATCGCGTCGTCGTTCCAGAGCGCCTGGAAACGCCCGCGAGCGAGCCCATCGGCGATGTCGGCGATCGAGTGCGTGTCCCCGCCGCGCCTCAAGGCGCTCTCAAGCCGGGACGATATTAGGTCCGGTCTGTCCAAGAGGAACACTCGCTGTTTGAAGGTTGCCTGACGTGTCGATCGAGAGCTTCCAGACGCCGCCGTCGGCGTCCTGCAGCAGCAGAAATGAGACGGCCGCCTGAGACGAGGGGACGAGGCCGAAAGCCCGCCGCACGCGATCGAACATCGCGTCGAGCGTCGACGGCTCGTAGCGCTGCGGCGCAGCTTGAAATTTTATGATCATCGACCGCCCCTCGGCACGACGTCGATGCGCAGTTCGCCGATGGACCAAGGCGCGTCTTCTGTCGCTTCGATCTTGACGCGGAAGTCGCGCCCAGTAACGCGCATATCGGTATAGCCGTTGGCGCGCGGATTATAGGGGCCGCTGGTCGTTTCCGCGCCCTGCGGCGCGAACGACGAAAACACACTAAACTCGGTGCTGTCGTATCCGTATCCGTTATCCATCAGCGCCGAGCGTAGGAACGTCACGTTGTCGCCGTTCCTGATATTCAGCGCGCCCGTTTCTGCGTAACGCTCGCCGATGAGCGGCGTGCCGGCGTCGGTCCATCCCGTCTCGTGTTCGTAGAGGAAATTATCGGCGCCTGCCGCGATCGGCCTCGGGTAAACGCCAGCCCGCATCGCGGCCGTCCTCGACATCTCGCCGATCGACCACCAGCTTTCAGCGTAGTTCCAAATTGCGTATCTGTTCGGGTCCGGACTGTCGTCGGCGCAGAACCAGAACCAAATTTCGTTGAAGAGACCGTTGTCGCTTGCGAATGCGTAAAGCTGCGACGCCGGCTTGTCCATGTCGTCGAAGACCCAGGCGGAAACGTCACACGACAGAGGCTTTATCTGGCCGCCCTCGTAGAGCCAAAAGCCTTCGCGGCCGAGCCACGCGCAGCGTCCGGCGAACGCCGCGAACGACATCGGCGAAATCAGCCCGCAGCCGGTGCCGATGCGCTCGAAGCTGTAAATGTACGGAAGCCCGACGTAGCGCGCCAAATAGACCTCGTCGAACGTCCAGATTAGGACGCCCTCACGCACCTTTGCGCAGTTGATCAAATACGTCTGCGTTTCGAGATCGACGTAACCCGCCGTCGATGTCGTGTCAGCGAAATCCCATTGCGAGAACGTGTCTTGCTTTGACCAAGCGACACGGCGTTCATTGCCGCCGTAAGCCAGGATCATGACGTGCCGCTCTTCCGTCACGGTCATCGCACGGCCGGAGCCGATCGACTCCTCGACCGTGCCGCCGCTCGACGTCGTCGTAGACCCCGTCTGCGAATAGGTGATTGTCGTCGTGCTCGGGACGGTCAAGACCGTAAACGTTCCGTCGAACGTGCTGTTCGTCACGCCGGCGACCGTCACGATGTCGCCGACGCTAAAATCGTGAATGATCGTCGTCGTCAGCGTTACGGTGTTCGACGCGCGCGAGATCGTCGAAATCGACCTGTGACCGACTTCGAGCGCATCGGTGTAGGTGCCCGGAACGAAATGAAGCAGCCGGCCGTCTGAACTCGACAGCGCGAGCAGATCGGCGCCCCAGTTGTCGAGGCTCCAGCAGAATGCCTCCTGATAATATTGAGACGCCGGACGCGGATACGTCGGGTCTGTATCGTCGCCGTAGAGCTCGGACCCGTAGGTCCACGATCCGTAAGCGCCGGCTTCGTTCGAGTCGCTGGGCACGAGATTCGCCGGCGAGATATCGGTCAGCGTGCTCTGATTGAGCACGTAAAGCTGCGCATCGCAGCCGATCGCGAACCACGTATCGCTGATCGATGTCGTCCACGCAAAAACGGCGCGCATCGTCGACGCGGTCACCGCAGACGTGATGCGCTGCCACCCGCCGACAGGCTCGAGCTTGCCGCCGCGCCAGCGAATGAGGTTTGCGTCCCAAAACCGCCCCTTGACCTGCAGCGCCGTGCCGGGGCGAACGACGCCCGGCGGGAGCGATATCGGCTGAAACGTCATCGGCAGGCCCTCACCTGATCGCGCAGGACCGCGTAGTCCGCCAGCATGCGCTCGATCTGAGAGTCGAGCGGTAGCTGCTGCAATTCGTCCGCCGCTCGATGCATGTCCGCTCGCGAATAAACGACGAGCGGCGGGCAGGCGCCGCTAGAACCGGCCGGCGCGCATGCGCTCGGAAAGAGTAGCGCGATCAGCAGGACGATCGACTGTAGCCTGAAGCTGCGCACGCTGGACCTCCGCCGTTCTCGCCGCCTGCTCGGCTCGCTCGGCGAGCCTGCCGCTGCGCCGCACGCCGAACAAAAAACCGGCGACCGTCGCGATCGCCGCGCCGGCCAGAATAACCGTCGCAGCGTGCGGCGCAATCCATCGCGCCAGAAGCGCGAGGATCACCGCAGCCCCCGCCGGCGGTCGTCGAACCGCGCCCAGACGACGTAACCGATGCCGGCGAGCGCGAGCGCGGCGAGCAGCCACGGCGCGACCTCGACGATGCGCTGCAGCAAAGGGATCGCCGGCTGCAGCTTCTCGACGCCCTCGGCCGCGACGCCAAGCAGCGTGGCCGCCGCCGCGACCTGCGCGCCCTTAACCGTGCGCGTCTTGGCGATCGGCCGCTCCGGAGGCTCGACGCCCGCGAGCACGAGCCCGGCGTCGATCTGCGCGTCGGTATAGGGCTGCTGTCCGTTTTCGTGCGCGATGATCGCCTCGACCAGCCCGCGCAGGACACGGTAGTCGTGGATGTCGAGCGGGTCGTCGGCGCCGACGCCAAGCCGGTGCGCGACGTGATCGATGTAACTCGACGTTTTATTTTCGACCGGCGGCGCCCAGCGCGAGATGATCGCGCGCACAGTGCGCAGGCCGTGCTTGTCCTGATACGAGATCAGCACGCGCGCGAGCGCGCGGATGCCCCACTTTGGCTCCGCGAACTGGAAGAACGCATCGTCGTTCTGGTCTTTTGCGAGCCCCTGCCAGGGATCGCCGGATCGGCGAATGTTGCCGGGGTTGTTGTTGCGGATGCCGCGCGGCGCGCTCATGACTTGTCGACCTTCTGCTCGAGCCGGTCGAAGATTTTTTGCAGCAGGCCTTTGATCTCCGCGAGATCCTGCGCGTAATCGACGCGCTTGACGTAGGTGTTCGGCAGGTCGACCTCGATGCGGTGCAGATCCTCGCGGAGCTCCTTAACGGCCTCCCAGATCTGGCGGGCGAACCACCCGATGCCGGCCAAAACGACGCCGACAGCGGCGTTGATGAGGGGCTGCGGGTCCATGATCAGGCTCCGGTGCCGGCGGCCGGCAGGGGCTGCGCCTTAGGCAAGCGGGCCTTGATCGCGGCGACAGCGTCGAGCCACTCCTGCTGCGTCGCCTCTCCCCGCTGCGCCTTAAAGAACAGCGGATCGCTTTCGGCCCGATACGCGGCCGCTCGCTGCCGGTCGATGTCAGCGATGCGGGCCGCTTCCGCCGCTGCGCTGTCGGCGGCGATTTCTGCGGCGCTCTTCGTTTCGACGCGGACGATCAGGACGCGGTCGCCGGCAACGTAAGGCGCGGCGGGCACGAGCCGCTGCGTCGAGCGGTCGTGCGGGAGGAACGCGTCGACGGGGAGGCAGTTGCTTTGGCGCAGGAAATCAGCGTCGGGGCCACTCGCCGGGAAAGATGTACGGGGGAACAGAGCGCGGAAATCTCCGACGACCGGCGTTCCGTTCTCAATTTTCGCGATCAGCATTTTCTATCCCTCACCTATCTGGGAATGGCCGGGTGGGCGGCGTAAAGTTCGCCGTGTAGCGCGCGACGCCCTTGGTGATGCGGAGATCGTCAATGAAGCCCTTCATCGGGTCGCCCGCAGCCCTGTTAGCCCCAATGTACATGGAATTTGTCTGGTTGAAATCGGTCGATACGGTGCCGGTCCCGTCATTCGTCCCACCGATATAGATCTTCGTCTGATTGCTGCCTGTTCCTTCCCTGACCACGGCAATGTGATTCCAGGCGTCCAGGGTTATCGCCCCGGACGAGGTTATGGTGCTTGAGGCGTAGCTAAAGACAACCTTCTGCGTCGTGTTCAGGGACACAGACCAGCCCGTGGATGCGGTACCTTTGCTGACCAGACCCCTGTTAGATCCCGCGTCGCCTGTAGCTAGGTAAACCCAAAACTCAACTGTCAGGTTGCCAGTCCCTAGTTGAAGATCCGGATTATCTGGCAGTAATAGCCAGTCGCCCGTCCCGTCAAACTCCAAAGACCCCGTTCCAAATTTTTTTGTGGTGGTGTCGATCTGCGCGTTGCCTACGGTTTCGAGGTCATTCTTGGCTGCGGAGTCGAAGATTGCGGCGTTCTTGAAATTGCAGAGAAGTTGAGTGTTCGCGATCGCGGTCAGGGGAGATGTGGGTGGCGTAAACGCGGTAGTATAGACGGCAGTTCCGACAACTAATCTAACATCTGACATATAACAATTATTACCTGCGGCAATCCCGCCATAACCACGATTGATCTGGAAAGGAGCATCGTCGAATGTTTTTCCCGAGTACGATCCTGTGGCTACCGAGACGCCATTTACATAAATGGTAACATTAGAAGAGTCCGAGACAAGAGCAATATGCTGCCAGGTATTTATTTTTATAACGCCGGAAGCAGATGCGGCAATACTGCCATTTGAGTAATGCACTATGCTGCCGCCAGACGTTACGTAAAGCAGCCATCTAGCCGCTGTGTCTCCATCGCCCTGAGATAGTATGGCGTTGGTTGCTGCGGCAAAATTTGTAGGGAAAAGCCAGCCTTCTGCGGTCCATGTCCCGATGCCGCTGGCCGGACCCGTTATCTGTAAATAACCGGTCGAACTAAAGTACCCGCTCGCGCCCAGCCCTGTCGTGTAGACGCTCGTCGGGGCGAACGGCGCGAAGGATGTCACCCTAGTGTCGCCGTTGCGCGTAATCGCAAAATTGTTGGTGCTGTTATCGATGAACCGATTGGACTGGCAGGTCAATAAAGAGGTATTAGAAATAGCAGTTAAATTGCCGGTTGGAACGGTTAACGTGGTCAAAGTTGGATCATATACTGCGGTTCCTTTCACTACTCGCAAATTACTTATGTAGCCAGTAGCCTCATCATTTACTGTTTGAGAATGCCCGATCCGAACGGTAGTGGAGGGGTCTGTAAAATTTGAGATCCCTGTAGCTGCCGCAACTCTGGTGCCATTGAGAAAAAGAGACAAGTCTCCGGAGCTTCGGCTTACAGCTACGTGACTCCAGGAATTTAGCGGTATATCCAATCCAGTTGCATCAAGAATTACATCGGCGCCACGAACAAACCGGAGAGTAGTTGCGTTTACTATTCTAAGTATCCACCCCAAGCCGACAGTATACCTTGAGATTATAGCAAACCCGGTATCCGCACCTCCCCCAGATTTATATACCAGGGGGAACACCCACGCCTCGATGGTAAAATTGCTGCTGCCAAGGTCAAAAGCGGCGTTGTTCGGGGCGCTAAGAGAATCTCCCGTCCCGTCAAAGTAGTTGCTCCAGAGCGTCCCGTACGGGTTGAAGGATCCCTGGGTTGGGCTCCCATTGCGGGTGACGGTGTAATTGTTTGTCGACCCATCGATGAACGTATTATTTTGTCCTCCGTTGGTCCCATCCCCGTGGAGCAGGAGAGCGACGTTCTTAAAATACGGGTCGGTCGGAGCCCCGCCCGACATTACCTTACGCGACAGCATCAGCCGAAATCCTGCCCAGCGATAAACCCGTACCAAGTCGTGCCGCCGTCGTGCGTGAAGAACACGAAAACGTCGACGTCCCCGCTACCGCTCGACAGCGTCGGCGCAGTCGCGCCCGGCCAGTCGACCGCCGCCGGCCATGTAATCGAACGGGCGGTGCTGTCCTGAATGACCTTAAGCGTAAACCCGTATGCCGTGCCGCTGCTCGGCGGATTACTCCAGGTGAACGTCGTTAAATTTCCGCCGCTCAGCGTAAGCTGAAACACGTTCCCGTCGCGGAAATTTAAGGTTC